CGACATCGGAGTGAACCCAGCTTCATCAGTTGGGTTCATGCGGTTCCAATTTGAGTTATGCCACGACATGTATTCACCGATCGGGTCTAACAAAACCTTTTCGGTTATCCTGACAAGCACCTTGCTCCGAACCCCGTTTACGGGGGGAGAAACAAGTTTCGTGTCAAGACCATAATCGTGGCCACCCCAAAGACCTTTCGGTACATACGAAGCCAGAGTACACCAAACAAGGTATGCTCCGAAGTGTATGTACTGACGAGAGTCGTCAGCTACAGCCCAACGGCGTAGTTGATTAGCTACCCTTATTACATCAGTAAGATGGGTAGGCGCTCTCTTAAGGTAGAACGGGGTTACATCATCTCCATTAAGATAATGGCCACCACAGGACTCCCTAAAATAGGAAGTTCCGGACTCTCCGGAAGGAGGGTTAAAGTGACTCTTATCTGTGTTAACTGAGAATCCAAACTCAGCTAGCACTTCCATGGCAGACATCGCCATTCCGTGAGGAACGATGATATCGTCGCCATAGACGGATATGATGCCGGGGACATTCAGATAGTATGCGGTTGTACGCATTAGAGCCCAAAAGATCAAACTTTCAAGCTCAAACGTAAAACCGTTGCCCATACTACTGAACATCTCCATACGGTGGTATACTCCATCGACCTCCACGAAATGACTTCTTATATCATCAAGATATAAGAACCATTCTTGAGGAAGAAGGGCACGCACAACTTCTATCGTAATTGTGTCGGAAGCCGAGCTAAGATCCAGGGTAGCAAGGGAACCATCCCTACTACCCAGCTTAGCAAGCTCCCGATTACGACTTTGGTCGTTTAGGTTGATACCTGCATGCCGACGGAGACGACGCCTTATATGGGCGCCGACTCCTTTCTGAAGATACATATTGATGTCAGGCTCTTTACAAGCGCATCGGTCAATATCCGTTTTCTTCGGAACGGTGAAGAGTACACTTCCTTCTACCTCTTCAAGATGGTAGAAGCAGTTATACTCTCGGAGCAACGGACATTCGCGGTGAATGATATCCACGAACTTCGTTGCTCCCTCGGTTACGTCAGCCTTACCTACGTATTTTAAAGCCGGATGGCTTCTAGTACGTGGGCGACTCGTAGAAGCCCCACCCGAGAATGATCCTACGACGATCTCATCACTGAGATTGCCGAGGGTATCTCGGATTAGTGCCCTCGCGAATCGAAGAAAGGACGCGATCGTCACCCTAGGTAAAATATTATACCCGGGATCGATCTCTACGAACTTAGTGTTCGTAGCGCGGTTTACCTGCTCACAGTCCAACCACTTCCGAATGGCGTTAGCTCTTCGGAATTCGGCTGGGACGAGGGACTCTTCACAATATTTGGAAGAGAACTCCTCCCGTAAGTAGGTAAGCGCAAAGTCCTCTCCTCCGTCATCGGTACATGAATATCCATAGATGGATTCCACGCACTGTTTGACGGAAGATTCGGCTGCGTCGGATAGCTCGTAGTTGGCGTTTGCCATACGCGAGGACTTCCGATAGTTCCTTGATCGATGCTTTTGCATTCGTAGCCCCTTTCTGGGTGCTTAAAGGAGGATGCCGCCACCATGGCGACACCCACCGCGCCGGCGATTACAGCAATTGTAATCGTACGACGCGTTATCTCTCGCTCACGCAGATTAAGATGACCTGTGTGAACTCCGGACATCAGTAGATGTCCGAGAGATTCACGAACATGTCGTTAATCTGTGTTTGGGAAGCCGCCATTGAGTTGACCATAAGGCCAACGCAGTCAGCGCGCTCCTGAGTGGACGAGAGAGCATCGAAAGTCGCAGAAACTTCGAGGTACGCAGTCCGAACTACCACCGGCGTAGAAATGCCGTTGATAACTTGGGTTTGTACCACGGGTACCTGCAGACGCAGCGATGGGCGATACTTGCCTCCACTCTGCTTCAACGAAGCAGTGTATCGGGGATTCCCAGCGGGAACGCTGGTCTTCTCCGAATAGACATGAACACCATTGGTGTCATCTCCATCAGGCGAGTACGTGTGGGCAACCGGAGTTGCTGCTCGGTCATTAATGACCAAGTTAGTCCGTGCAGACATATGTATTTCCTTCATTCTTGGAGGTTATGCGTGTGTTCACGCGTACATTAATATCCTTATCGTAAGGACCATAAACGACTAATCGCCAGGGCTAACGCCTTGAACGGTCGGTCGCCTACGAAGGGACTTGGATTAGCCCACACACCCGGAAGAGGCCAAGAGAAAAGTCTTTCTCTCTTGTAACCCTCAAATCGGATTGTGCCGGTCGCAAAACTATTGACGCTAGTATTAGCGTCAAAAGTAGACTTATGATGCTCGTATTCACCTGTAAGGTTACTACGAACAGCCATAGAGCCATCCAAGAAAATCAACCCCGCCGGGGCCGTTAAAGCATTGAGGACTGACCCAACGGGACAGAACCAATCAATGACAAACGACCACGGAACAATCTCCCAACCAAGGGAGATAGGGTTGGCTAACCCCAGTTGGTTTAGTGAACGAAGTCCAGGACAATTTGGGTCTATTGTGGCCCAAAGTGCACACTGAACTTTCGAGGTATCATTCATCGTATAGTCGGTAATAGCAGAATTGCTAATATCGACCACATGATTAGGTTTACACTGAGCGCTCCGATAGGAGGCAGCGTAACCATGAACCAACATAGCCTTTGCAGACTGTGTTTTCGCCATCTCAACTGCACCTTTTATGTCACTCATTAACGGCATCCAGCCGTATGCGTGTTCAAGATAGGTGTCCGCTATTTCTTTCGGAAGTTTTCTAACATCCTTAAGAAAACCAATACCTGATCTAAGGTATGGTCGCAAAGCCTTATTACCCCAAGCTCTCATGAGTTGACTCACAAGGTCGCTCGAAGGTTTGGCTATAAGGTCAAGCGTTTGGTGGAAGGTAGCAAGGTCCTCGCCGATACCAGCCTTTTGGCTGGCGATCTTAAGAAGGGCCTTAGTAGCCGCCTCGTTCCGCATTTCTGTGGGAATGGCCATAGGTGTGCTCCCGCCAACGGCGAGAACGCACCCAGTGCCACCAACGAGTGTGCCGGAGTTACTAGTCAGGACAATGTCCGGATTAAAACCTCCGCCAGAAGACTCAAGTCCAACCGCTTTAGGCGGATTGGTACCTTGAGTACCGGAAGTTACCTGGGGTGCTCCAGACTCGAGCCATCGAGTAAAGAGCAACCTATCGGTAGCCTTCCGAAACGTTCCACCACCGGTAAGATGTGTTACACTGCCATTAGCCTTTACAGGAAGTCCTTTCTGCCACGTCAAGCAATTGCGAGACGAAGTAGTCGTGACTCCGTTAGAGGTCAATGTTTTCAGTGTGACAACATCAGTTCGGTTTTGAAACGCCATGTCGGCTCTCCTTTTACTAGGATAGGCGTCGTGAGACGGGAGTAGAACACTACCC